ATCTGCGCGTCAATTGCATAGTTCGCCGACGAGAAGTCCGTGCCGATCGTCACGCCGAGCCGTCCCGTAGCTGTGTCAGTGATGCCGCTGATGTTCCAGTTCACCGTGAGCGATGTCCCGGCGCCCGCCGCCTTGCCCCAGCACTTGGCCACTCCCGGGTGCCAGTTGACTCCCTGCGGGGTGACGTATTTGTTCGTCGCCGTGCCGGCTTCCATCTCCGCCTGCGTGGCTGCATTGCCTACGCTCGGATACAGCGCCGCGTTGGTGTCATAGTGCAGCCACGTGCCGGCGCCGTTGTAAATCAGCGACTCGCCAGCCAACAACGTGCACCGCACGATCGTCTCGACCGTCGTGCCGTCACTGTGCACGACCTCTACCGTCTCCGTCGCGCTCGCGTGATCGTTGCGAATGCTCGCATACAGTACCCGCCTGCGCCGGTTCGCCGTCGTGCAATCCAGGATCGTCGTCGTAGTGGCCGTGGTGATTGCCGCCGTGTTCACCCGCGGCAAATCCTGCACTACGGGCGGCGTGCTGTTGTCCGTCTCGATCGCCGAGACGTGACACTCGATCGATGCGCCACCGCTGCCCGTGATGACGCGCAACAGATCGCCAGTGGCGCGCAGCAGGATCATGCGTTGCCTGCCGTAATCGTGAACGTGTTGACCGTGAACGACTGGCCAGCCGTCAGCGTATCGCTGTCGGTGTCCAAATCCCCGGTCGTGCTGCACGTGCCCTGCATGTGCACCACCGTATCACCCGAGTTGTAGATGCGGAAGTGCCCGACAGTGATCGAGGCATCCGCACTGGCGTCCTGCCACGTGCCAGCCAGACCCTTGGATCCGCCCGAAGCCGCAGCCATCCAGTCCGAGGGCAGCGTCAGCGTCGCGCCTACCGTGCCCGTATCCGCAGCCGCGCAGTTCGCCGGCGGCGCCCCGCTGCGAATGCGCATGATCGGCGATGTGCCGACCGTCGTTTCGATCGCATCCAGCTGCGCGTTACGCAGTACGGTGCCGTATTGCAGCGTCACTTCGCCACCTCCTTCCAATACCCGAGCTCGAACGCGTGCGCCACGTGCCCGTACTTCACCCGTCCCCCAAGATCGCCAGCATCGCGCAAACGCTGCGACCAGAACATCACCGCCTGCCACGCCCCGGGCGCATCCGCACGAATCTTCACGTACGGCACGCCATCATCATCAACCGGCAGAGTCTTCACGAACTCCTGCGATGCCGCCTTCAGGGTCGCAGTCAATGCGCTGCGTTCCGCCGCCTTCTCCTGCTGCCGCTGCTCCAGTTCTGCCGGCGTCAGCTTCGCCGCCTGTTCCGCGTTCAGGATTTTCATTGCCGCATCTCCCTTTTACTGAAGTAGCGTCGATTGCGCTCCCACAATACGTCCACTCGCGTCCCGCTGCACAACAACGTTCCGCTCGGCCGTGACCGCTGCAAGAATCGCCGCCAGCATCTCGCTTTGACGCTCGTCTCTGTCCGCCTGCGCCACAATCATCCGTGCAAGCGCCGCGATTTCAGCACTCATCTTGGCACCAAGCGCATCATCACGTACCACCATCGCCTGCTCTGCCGCCTGCCGCTGCTGCGCCTCGATCTGCTGCTGCGCCGCTTGCGTCGCCTTCGTGATGTGGTTGTCCACCTGCGCTTGTTTCGCGACAAGATCTGCCTGTTCTCTCTCCAACTCCTTGCGCACCACCTCCAGTTGCAGTTTCTCGATCTGCTGATCGCGCTTGGCAACTTCCTCCGCCGCCGCCGACTGCAACTGCTGCATCTGCTGACCCATCACCTGCATCTGCTGCGTCAACCGATCCAGCATCATCCGCGCCTCGGCCGGCATGTCCGATGCCGATGCCTGCTCGTCGGCCACTGCCCTTACCTCCGGTACCAGAGTCGCCCGCAAGCGCTTGGCCATTTCGTCTGCACCCGGCCAGTCCTGCGCCTTCACAAACAAATCGCCAATCACGCCCATCAACTGCGGACTCGCCTGCGTCAGCGTGACCATTGCCTCAGTCGCTTCCTGCCGGCGCGTGTTGAAACTCGGGCCCACTGTCACCGCCACATCGAAGCGGCCCACTCCAAGGTTGTAGATGCTCTGCACCGCCCCAGCCGCATCCCTGACATCGACACGCGATTGCGACTGCTGCGGGTCAATACGAATCATGTCGTCGCTGTCATCCTCGCCCAGGATCCGTAGTACCCGCGCCGTGTCGTATACCCGCGGAATCATGTCCACCAGAATCCGACCAGTCTGCCGAATCCCGCGACTCAGATTGTCGATGTAGTTGAATGTCGCGATATCACCTTCCCGCTGCCGCGCCAGAATCGCCTTGCCACTGCTTTCGTTGCTCTTGGCACCAAGCGACGCATCGTATTGCCCCATGGTGGACTTCAGGTCGTCCGATGCAATCATCGCGTCCTGCACGAACCCAGCAGGCACGTCAGGCGGCGCTACGCGCGTGGGCGCAGGTACCACAAGCCCGGCGCTGTCAACGTGGTTGTAGCTCAGGTACGCACGTGCATTGTTGGCGTCTATCCATTCCTGCTCGTGCCCCTCGAACGCCTCGGCCGGCCCAACCCACGGCGCTTTGGTCGCCAACCCGTTGCGCTCCACCACCGCCGAACGACTCACGTTGTACTGCCGCTGCGCGTCCTTGCCGTTGCGGATCATCCCCTTGATGACAATCTCGCCATCAATGTCAATCTCTTCGCCCAACACCTTGACGATCGGTATCCACCGGCATGGAATCTCCCCCTGTTCGATCACCTTGTTGCCGACGATCTTGTACCACTGCACGGTCGGCACCTGCGCCGTACGCCTGCGCTCGCCCGTAACAAGTTCCTTCGGCCGCCTGCTCACCCGAAAATACTCGGCCGCGCGCACGTGCGTTTCTGTGTACCAGTGCGGCGCCATCGCACGATCGCTCTCCCAATCCTGCGCGTCACCAACTTCCTCCTTCGGCAACATCACCGTAACGAACGCGTACTGCGCATCCGATCCGTCGGGCTCTTCGTGCGCCGGATCCAGGTACACACTGAACGAGTTGCGTATCCGCTTGATGCAAATCTTCTGGTCGAACCCTTCTTCGTCTTCGTACTCCGTCACCACGCGCCAATACCCAAGCCCATCGACCGCCGCACACTCCAGCGCCGTGTCGTACGCATAGTCCGCGTTGCTCGCCGATTCGATGTGCCTGATCACGCCACCCAACACTTCCGCCGTCTTCGGGTCCGAGCGATCGTCCACGCCTCGAATCTTGATCTGCGGCCGGTTCTGCCTGAAATCGTTCGAGACCTGCTTGATGTGCTGCGGCAGCTTGTTGATCGTCAGACACGGCCGACGTTCCTCCGCACGCTTCCTGGTCCATTCGTCCGGCCACTGCCACCCGTTATCCGAATCGCCCGCGAAAAACCGACGATCGTCCAGCCGCAACTTGCGCTGCTCGGCCTCTGCCTCGACGCAGCGCGCGAACCGCTTGCGCGCCTGCTCCACGATGCCCGCATCATCATCTGCCATCGCCGCAATCACCCCATCCACGAATGCGCCGCTACCGGCTGGACACGCGCCTTCGCCGCCGACGGCCTCTTGTCCGCAACGATCGCCGGAAACAACTCGGACAACGCCCAGATCAGCGCGTCAGCACGATTCGGGCTTCCCGTGCCCGTGTAACCGAGCGTAGAGAACGCAACAAGCTCATCCTCCAACTCTCGCATGAACCCAACGTGCCTTACCTTGCCCTGCTCGTACAGCGCCGCAATCGGCTCGGCCCGCACATGCTTGCCCCGCGTGGCAATCACCCGCTTGTATGGCGTCCTGGCACGCGCCGCCAGAATCGTCGTGCGCACCATCTCGCCACCGTAATTCGCCTCGCCAACTACACAGTCCGCATCGTGCCTGTCGTACGCGCTCGTCGCCACTCTCCCCCACGTGGCGGGCCCAGCCTTGACCGTGCAGTCCTCCATCACGTACGCATTCCCATCAACACCTATGCCCGCCACAACGATCCCAATCGCATCGTTGTCCGCGTTGTCAGCGTCTCCGCTGCCGGACGGATCAACCGCCACCACTACCCTCACCATCTCCGGCACCCGACCATCCATCACGCGCCACGCGTCGAGCGTCTCATCACTGAACAGCGCATTCGGCGTCGCGTCCGCCCATTCCCCGCGCAGGAATCGCTTCTGCTGCCGCTGGCTCAGGCTGCGCAGCGTGCCAAGATACTCGTCCGATAAATTCTGCGCATTGTCTTCTGGATTGAGGCGACAGTATGCGTACGCCTCCGCATCCGCCAACGGCAACCGAGTCTCCGGGTCCCTGTGCTCGTGAAAAATTCGATAGCCCCAATGCGCGCGCGTGGTCGGGTTCAGGTCGTAGTACATGCGTGGGATCAATCTCTGCGGCGATTCGCCGATGACCTGATCCACCTTCTGCGCCAGCCGCGTGACCGCCATCCCTCGCGAGGCGAACGGTATCTGCGATATCTCGTTCAGAAAGATCGTCGCGAATTCCTGGCCGAGAACTTTCTCCGTGCGCTCCTTGTCATCCAGGCCGCCGAACCACACTTGCGCCCCGTTCGGGTATTCCGCGAACCAATCGCTTCGATCGAGGCGATAGCTCACGCCAGGAAAACACAACTCCATCACGCGCGGGAACGTGTCCTGCACTAGCGATGCCTTCGCGTGATTGAATCTGAATCGGAACGCAGCATGCCTCGACTTGGGCGCCTTGATGGCGCGCATGCAAATCGCACGCATGAGTAAGAACGTCTTGCCTGACCGCGATCCGCCTTCAAGCAGAATGTGCGTCGCGGGCCCTGCAAGGATTGCACTGGCCTGCTCTTGCTTGGGCGTGAGTTTCACAACTTTGCATCGTCCGGCGTGATGCGCACGACCAGTGCGACGCCATCGCCAACAATCGCCTGCGGCGCCTTCCCGTCGAGCCGATCGGCGACGAACTGCACCGCCCACGGCTCCGCCTGCGCAAACA